TGACATTGTACCAATGGGCAATTGAATACATCGAGTTGACCGATGGCCAACGCCTGCAAATCGATGTTGCCAATGAGCCGAAACAAATTTCAAACGATTCAAATTTTGTATTATGAACCAATTAATAATTTTGGAAAAAATCGCCATCATTGAAAAGGCGATACAAGAAATAAAGGAATCGATGTCGGTAAATGAAACCATTGAACCAAATGAAAATGTCATCCAATGGGATAAATATTTGCAGGATAAAACCAGGTCATTGATTCATTCATTGATAAATAAATATGGATACAATGTTCCAATCAATAGAAACGACAAAATTGTTGCAAGATTGGAGTGGGAACATAGGGTGAAAGATTTATCCCAAATTTTGAAAACCTTGAAAATTCGGAACTTTTGTGAAATTGAATACAATGAAAACAAAACCCGAATGGTCAGTTTCACATTCATAAAAAAATAAACATCATGAATTTAACGCCACAACAAACCGGATGGATCAAATTGTCCGATATCAAATCAGCATTGTTTGACGATCTACAACGCGCCGAATTGGCCGTCCAGGAATATTTGAAATGGATTTCAATCGATGGTCAATCACTTGAAGCCATCCAACACAATCTAAAATCCGCCAAACAAACGTTGGCGGATGCAAAATCCAAACGCCTGGAGTTTACCAGGATGATCGATGAAAAGTTGATCAACCCAACAATGGAGTTCGAAAAACGCATGGCGGCCAATATCGAATCCGGTTCCGCCATTGAATTGGAAATGCGCAAACAAGCCGCCGAATCAGCGCAGGCGCAACAAATCATCGCCAATGAGGCCGCCGCGTTGAAGGCGCACATTGTGAACGAATGGTTCCGGATCGCCGCGCAATACCGGTATGAATTGGAACGCATCACCCTGGAATCATATCAAAATTGTTTGAAGGCCAAACACCCGGTTCATTCTATCCCGGCAATGGTTCAAGACATGAAAACAATTTTGGACGGATGGAATTTGCCGGAGTTCGAAAAGTTCGAACGCCAACACGTAAAGGATGGACACGCAAAGGAAATTTTTGATTCAATCGAGAAATACAATCCGGCCAATGATTTGCAGAACGCCAAAAACAATGTTTCCGCCGTTTGGTCAACATACGCCAACGACCTGGCCAACGCAGACGCCGCCATTGAATCCATTGATCAACATAAAAAATTGGCCGAAATGGCATTTGAAATGGATGTTGAATTGGAAACGGCAACAAACGCATTGATCGCAGAGGCCGAAACATTAATTGTTGAAACGCCGAAAGTCAAAAAGGAAATGAAAATTGTTGCAGAGGAAACGGAACAATGGGCAAAAACAATCGTTTCGAATTTCGTCCGGTTGTGGCCATACTGCAACAAATATGTTCGCGTCAAATCATGGCAAAAACTGACCATTGGTCAAATGGCGGACGCCCTGGCAAAGCATATCAATGAAACCGGAAATGTGATTCCTGGCATTGAAATGGTTGAAGTATGCAAATAATTGGATTGAAAATTCATCCCGGCCTTTCATTCGAGGATTACCGCGCCCTTCCTGGCCTTTCATATTCGGGGATAAAAAAAGGTGATTTCGTACCGACAAAAAAAATGATGTTGGGAACGGCCGTCCACAATTACATTTTGGAACCCGAAAAATACAACGGGGCCAATCGCGAATTGGTCGTTCCCATCGCCAGGGTATTGTTGGCCCAAATTGGTGAATTGGTGAAACACATGAAAACCGAAATGTCGATCACATGCAACATGGAACATGATGGATTGTCGATGGCATACAAAGGCCGGATCGACATGATCCGGCCAGGGAAGTTGATCATTGATTTGAAAATATCGGAAATCCCGTTGGGGCGATCAATCGATCATTTCGGATATGGTGAGCAGTTGACCGGGTATTGCCTGGCAACAAACACACCGGTGGGAATTATCATTCGCGTTTGTCCAAAAACATTGAAAACGGAAAAGGCCATGATCCGACAAAATCCAGGGTTTTGGGAACGCCAGGTTTTGAAATATGGCATCCCTTTAAACATTGCAACATATTAAATTTTTAACGGCACCGGCAACCGATACCCGGCATTTCTTATGAATCAGTTATTTATCGGTTCGATTTGCGTTTCGGACATTCCAAAAGACAAGTTAACGCAGGCAAAAAACGGAAAACTTTATTTGAACATCGACATTTGGATCAACGAGAATGTTGACCAATACGGAAACATCGGTTCCGTTTCGGTTCGTCAAACAAAAGAGGAACGCGAGGCCAAATTGAAAAAAGTTTATTTCGGCAATTTCAAAACATCGGATTTGAAACCGGCGGAACCGGAACAAAAAGCATTCGATGATTTACCATTTTAGTTGATTTGTATTTAGTTGTGAGCATTACGGCCGCCATTTCTATGGTGGCCCTTTTTTAAACTTTAAAAATAAATAACATGACACAAACGGCAGTTGATTGGATTATACAATGGAGTAAAGAAAATCCAATTGCCTATCAATCGGATTATCATTCAGCAATACAAAAAGCAAAAGCAATGGAAAAGGAACAAATCATGAACGCATATTGGAACGGCACAACCGACATGGAAAAACCGGATGCGTTGTTGATGGCTGAAGATTTTTATAATGAATACTATTCCAAATGACACCCAAACAACGCTATCAATCAGCACATGAACAATGGTTCAAAATCAAATATCCGGAGGCCTACAAAGACGGGTATTATTTGGAACCAAAAATTCCGAAGGTTGACACCGCAAACGGATTGACAACATTCATTTGCAATTTTTTATCCTGGATGAATCACCGGGCAACCAGGATCAACGTTTCCGGCCGCCTGGTTGATGGCGTTGAGAAACAACCATCCGGCGCAAAGGTCGGCGTGAAAAAATGGATTCCATCATCAACCAGGAAAGGAACCGCGGACATATCCGCAACCATCAAAGGCCGTTCCGTGATGATCGAAATCAAAGTCGGACGCGACAAACCGCGGCCGGATCAATTATCGGAACAAATCCGGGAACGGAACGCCGGCGGAATTTATGAGTTCATCGGAACACCGGATGAATTTTTTGATTTGTATTTTGAAATCGTATCTTTGTAGCGTCATAGGTGAAAGCATGACGAATAAAAACTAATTAACGCCCAAAGGGGCGGAGCCGCCAATCTGCAAAGATTGCTTTCACCGGTTCCATTCCTTTGGGTTTTTTTATTTTATGAAAGAATCATTTTATTTTTCGCATGATAGCAACGCGCGAAATGATGTCAAAATCATTAAGTTGCGCCGACAATTAGGCATGGAGGGATATGGCATTTATTGGGCATTGATTGAAATGTTACGCGATGCACCTGGCAATAAATTGCCGATTGAATCCATTGACGACATCGGTTTTTCAATCAATTGTTCAAAGGAAAAGGTTGAGGCCGTTATTCGTGGTTATGATCTTTTTTTGATCGAGGATGAAACATTTTTTTCCGATCGTTTAATCCGTTCAATGAACCAATACAAGGAATTGAAATCCGCCAGGTCGAAGGCCGGAAAAATTGGAATGGAAAAAAGATGGAACGCGAAACCGGAACAACCAAAAATGATTTTATGATCAGCCATGAATCAATCATGCAATTGAAAGCAATTGCGAAGGTTTCGGAAGTTGTCGAAACGTTCATCAAGTTGAAACGCACCGGATCGGATTTTGTCGGACATTGTCCATTTCACAATGAAAAAACGCCATCGTTCAAAATACCGGTGAACGGGAATTTTTACAAATGTTTCGGTTGCGGTGAATCCGGCGATGTTTTTGCATTCGTGATGAAACATACGAATTGCAATTTCAATGATGCCGTTGAGCATGTGGCCAAACATTACAATTTTGAATTGGACAAGGATTCAAAGGATTACATCCGTCCGGTTCAACGATTGGAAAAAATCCATTCAAAGTTCATTGAATACTTTGAAGGCCGTGGCATATCAAACAACACGTTGTTGAGGTTCAAAATATCGCAGGCGTTTGAGTGGATGCCGAAGGCGCAAAAGGAAACAAATGTCGTTTGTTTCAATTATTTCCGCAATGAGGAATTAATCAACATCAAGTTCCGCGGCCCTGGAAAGGATTTCAAATTGGCAAAGGATGCTGAATTGATTTTTTACAACATTGACGCAATCAAGGACACCGAAACGGCCATCATTGTTGAGGGCGAAATCGATGCAATGTCAATGTATGAATCCGGCATTTATAACGTTGTAAGCGTTCCCAATGGCACAACACCAAAGGGCGTGATGAAATTGCCATACCTTGACAATTGCGCAGAGTATTTCATCGACAAAAAACAAATCATCATTGCGACCGACAACGACCAGGTGGGGCAAAATCTCAAAGATGAATTAGCCAGGCGTTTTGGGATTGAAAAATGTTCGTTCATCCAATATCCAAATGATTGCAAGGATGCCAATGATGTGCTGATCAAACACGGACGCGATGCCGTGAAATCAATGGTTGAAAATGCGATTCCGTTTCCAATCAAGGGCATTGTTGAACGTGAAACATTGGAAAACGAAATCTTTGATTTGTACGAAAACGGATATCCGCCAGGTGTAAAGATTGGAATTGATTCATTGGACAAATTGATTTCATTCATGCCAGGTGATTTGACAACAATCACCGGGATTCCAGGATCGGGAAAATCGGAATTCACGGATTGGTTGATGGCGAAAACATCGGTCAATCATGGTTGGAAATGGGCCATTTGTTCATTTGAGAATTCGCCGCCGGTATTCCATGCAACCAAATTGATTGAAAAGTTATCCGAAAAACCATTCAACAAATCAGCAACCGGAATTTCAAAATTCGAGTTGGAAATGGTTTCGGGTTATTTATCGGACAATTTCTTTTTTATCAATACAATGGAGGCCGACATCACCATTGACGGCATATTGGCCAAAACCGCTGAATTGGTATTGCGTAAAGGAATCAAAGGATTGTTGATTGATCCGTGGAATTACATCGAACATAAAGTTCCGAATGGTTACACCGAAACGCAGTACATTTCGGATGTACTTTCAAAAATCCGGATGGCAGCCAGGAAATTGGGCATTCATATTTTTTTAATTGCACACCCGACCAAATTACAAAAAGACAAAGCAACCGGAAAATATGAGGTTCCGACCATGTATTCAATCAGCGGATCAGCAAATTTTTTCAACAAGACGGACAACGGGTTGACGATCTATCGAGATTTTGAAACGAACGTTGTCACGGCCTATGTTCAAAAAATTCGTTGGTGGTGGATTGGCAAAATTGGATTTACATCGTTCAGTTTCAACACGTTATCACGCCAATATGAACCAATTGATTAGATGCGTTTTGTTATAACTTTGTTATGCGTTTGTTATTTTTTGTTATTAACAAGCAAAAAAACCATAAAAATTCCAATCAATTGAATATCAATACTTTACAAAAAACAAAATGTTTCGCGATGTTGTTTTTCAATATGTTGAAAATTGTCATTATAACAAATATTTTGAATGTGTTATTTATTGAAAATCAATTGATTGATAACAACGTTATAACAAAACAATTACATTGATATCGGTTTGATATAACTATAAATATAAATATATAGGGAATGCGCTATGCTATCGCAGCGCATCCCCAAAAGACAAACAACAAAAAACCCGTAAATTTATATCGTGAACGCAAAACAAATCATCGAGCAATTGTACCGATCGGACGACCTGGAAAATTGTTTGGCCAGGATTCAACCGGCCGATATCCGGGATGATGTCAAACAACATGTGTTCACGGAATTGTTGTTGAAGCCGGAGGCGGACATCATGGATTTGTGGGAACGTGGCAAATTCACGGCATACGTGGCCAAAATGCTTGTTAACATGGTGAGGTGGGAACGATCATCATTTCGGAAATTACAAGGCCGGGAAACGGCCCTGGAATCGTTTTCCGATATTGCCGATGAACAACCGATTGAAATCATTGTTGTACCTTTAGAAAAACTTTATTGGTACGATGCGAAAATGTTGGAACTTTACGCGGAGCATGGTTCGTACCGAAAGGTTGAAGCCGTGACCGGCATCGAATTTTCGGGAATATGTAAAACCATAAAAAAAGCCAGGATCGAAATAAAAAAACACATGGATCTTTAAAAACAAATATCATGGATGTATTATCGCAAACATTTCTTTATGACCGGATCATCGCCGGAATTGATGTTCACCCGTCAATGGAGGAACTGATCGAATTCGAAAAACTTTCAAAACAAATCGATCCGCAATCGGATTTCTCATTTCGCGGTTGTCAACCATGCGTGAATGAAATGATCCGATTCGTATTCGAAAACAAATCCAAATTAGATGGCAAAGCCAAAAAAGGAACAAAAACCGAATCCGCCGAATAAAAAGAAATACATCGAATCACCGGAAATGATGTGGCAATTGTTTGAGGAATACCAAACAAAAGTAAAATCAAATCCGTTCATGGTTCGTGATTGGGTTGGCGGCATGGCAATGCAAGTCGAACGACCAAAAGAAAAGCCGTTGACATATGAAGGTTTTTCCAATTATGTTTTTTCTAAGGGAATCATAAAAGATACGGACGATTATTTCGGGAACACGGGCGGAGCCTATGATTCCTATTCGGATATCTGTTCACGTATTAAGCGTGTAATCCGTGAGGATCAGATCGCCGGGGGCATGGCCGGGATGTACAATCCATCAATAACGCAGCGTTTGAATAACCTGGTTGAGAAAACCCAAACCGATTTGAAAATCGAACAACCATTGTTTCCGGAAAACTGATCACATGAAAATCGATAAATACAAAGTATTGGGCGTTTTCATTTTGTTTGCAACCGGGATTCCGTTTTGGTATTTCGTTTTGAAAACATTGATCGGTTGATATGGCATTCATTCGAACAACGGCAATCAACAAAATACTGAAGTTGCGGCGGTTCATCCGTGGCATCCAGGGCGGAACATCCGCCGGCAAAACATATGCAATCATTCCCATCCTGGTTGATATCGCAGCCAAAACGCCGTTTTCCGAAATCAGCATTGTGGCGGAATCGATTCCACATTTGAAACGGGGGGCCATGAAAGATTTCAAAAAGATCATGTTTGAAACCGGGCGATGGTTCGAAGATCGTTGGAACGCAACCGATTTCAAATACACATTCGGCAACGGATCACAAATTGAATTTTTCAGCGCAGACAATGACGCCAAATTAAGGGGGGCCAGGCGTGATTGGTTGTACATGAACGAGTGCAACAACATGACATTTCATTCATATACGGAACTTGCATCCCGGACAAAGCAGGGTGTTTTCCTGGATTGGAACCCGACAAACCCGTTTTGGTTCCACGATGAATTGATCAACGATCCGGATGTTGATTTCTTGATAATCAACTACACCGACAATGAAGCATGTCCGGAATCGGCGTTAAATTTCATTTTGAAGGCAAAAGAAAAGGCGGACGCCGGTTCAGCGTTTTGGGCCAATTGGTTCCGGGTGTATGGCCTGGGTGAAATCGGTTCCCTGGATGGCGTGATCTTTTCAAATTGGCAGCAATGCGAAAAGATTCCATCGGATGCGCAATTCATTTCGTACGGCCTCGATTGGGGATTCACGAACGATCCCACGGCATTGGTTGAGGTTTACCGATACGATGGCCGAATCTACATCAACGAGTTATTGTACCAAACCAAATTGACAAACGCCGAAATCGTTTCCCATTTGAAACAATTCGGGATCAATTCATCCAGGTGCATCGTTGCGGATTCAGCGGAACCGAAATCAATTCAAGAATTGACGAACGCCGGGTTTTATGTTGAGGCCGCCAAAAAGGGGCCGGATTCGATTAAGGCGTCCATTGATCGTTTGCAGGGTTATGAAATGAGGATCACCAAAAGTTCGTTGAATATCATCAAGGAATTGCGCCAATATAGATGGGCAAAGGATCGAGAAGGCCGTTCATTGAATGCTCCGGAGGATATTTTGAACCATACCATTGATGCCATCCGATATGTCGGTTTGAATAAATTATCGCAATTTGAAGCCATCGGCGAATACTCATTCGCGGACGATGATTTTTGAAATATGTGTTGTTAGTTTGGTTAGTAAATGACCGGCCTGGGTTTCAACCTGGGCCTTTTTTATGAGTTGTAAAAAAAAATATGTTTTTTATTTGGATAATAAAACAATATTGTTTTATATTTGCTCTATCAAATCACAACAAAAAAACAACATCATGAATCAGTCAATCAAATCAATGTGGAAAAAAGCATTTTCAACAAAAGAAATCGAAACCGCCCAATGGTTCGAATTCATCGCAGATCAAGACAAAAGCGAAGTGAGTGAAGTTGTTGAACGCATGTTCAAAATTCAAGATCGTTTCAAATCGTATTTGAGAGGGTACCATCACACAACAAAGATTCGCCAATATTGCAACGAATTTGGATATTCGGATGTTGAACCATATGAGGTTGTACGCGTGATCAGCGCAAATTGCGTTGAAGTTCGTGAGATGTCAACAAAACAAATCGTGTTCCCATCACAATTTTTTGTCGGTGGATTCAGCGCACATTGCGCGGATAATTTCAACCAAAAATATGAATACATATCCGATCCGTCATTTCCAACAATCCGGATTCGCAAAGGGAAAAAAGGATGGGGCAACGGAAAATTTCGCATGGCCGACAAACCACACAAACATTACGATTATAATTTCTAACATACGAACCCGGCAAAACGCCGGGTTTTTTTATGCCGCAACAAACCGGCCGATTTTGCCACAATAGGCATGACATTGGCGGATTATCAACGGGTTTCAGCATTTTGGAACGAGGGCGATGACGAGGTTTCACAAATCGCCTGGGTGATCATGGACATGTACGGCATGACATATGACCAGGTGGATCAAATGGATCCCAAATTGTTTTTGAAGTATTCCGACAAGGCCGCCAAACAATTCCAGGGCATCGACAAAAAACCATTTTATTCCCGGTTGAAGTTCGAAACGGACGCGTCAAAAATAACCCTGGGCCAATTTGTCGAGGTTCAGCATTTCATTAAAATGGGCCAGGTTGATTCCATGCACCTGGTTGGCGCATCCATATGGAACGACAAACGGACACATGTAGAAAAGTCGGAAATATTACTGAAAACAAACATCCGCCATGTATTGCAGGACATTTCGAAATTTTATATTTCATTTGCTGAATTCGTTAATTCATACAAAGGCCTATTTGAAACGGATGAAATCGAGGATGAAAGCGATGAAATAGCCAAACCCGAAAAACCACACCCATTCATTGATCAATACGGATGGATATATTCGGCCAAACAAGTGGCGGAACATGAGGGCATCACATTGGACGAGGCATTCGATTTGCCCGTTGTCCAGGCGTTTAATGACCTGGCATATTTGAAGGCGTTCCAATCCTATCAAAAACACATCAACAAATAAACATGGCGAAAAAGATTGTTCACCAGGTTGTTGATTTGTCGGATGTTGAATTGGCGTCCGAATCCAGGGCGGATTTTGAACCGGTCAATTTCAAAGACACCAAAAATACATTTGTAAAACTTGCCGCCGTTTACATCGAGTTGATCAACGAGGAAATCGAAAAAAAGGATGTTGCAAGTTCCGGCCGGATGCAGGGCAGCATCACGCCAACACAAATGGAAATCGATGGCGATGTCCTAAAAATTGGAATCAACGCCATTGAATATGCGTCATATGTTGACGAGGGCGTCAACGGGTGGGCATTGGATCGCGGATCAAAACGCAAATTCGTGACAAAGGGCGTTGATCCGGAGGGCGAAATGGTTAAGTCGTTAAAGGAATACATCAGCCGTGAGGGTTCAAGCGCGCGCAATGTGAAGGTTTCGGTAACATCCAGGGAACGCAAAGGCAAAGCAATGCCGGACGCAACAACACGCGCAGCCGTAAACATGGCATATTTAATCAAACGATTTGGAATAAAACCGCGGCATTTTTGGCGCGATGCAACGGAACGATTCATTCCGATATTTGAGGATGAATTGGCCGAAGCGTTGCGCGTTGACATAATTAATAATATCACAAAATGACATTCGAATACACACCCGTTCAATATTCATCCGTCAATGATCCATTGGTATACGTGGTATACGATGCACACGCGGCAAACCCGACAACATATCCAAATTATAAATATGTTGCAGAACTTGAAATAAATGGAACACAAGTTTTCAAAGGGAAGTATTTTCCACATCCAACATCAAACCGGGGAATCATTGACCTGGGGGCCGTGATCCGCGAATATTGCGTTCAATCATTTACGGCCAATGTTGGCGGTTCAATGGTTGCCGATGAAATGGGCGAGGGCGAATGGCGCGTTTCATGCGTGGTGAAAATCCGCGAGGAATACGGAACAACAACATCGGCGGTATTGGTCACGGATTCATCGCGTGTATTTTTCAATTACTACAACGGCCGATATCCTGGAATGGAATCATTGTCGCCATTTACGGACGATGTGATTTCGGATCGTCCGGCACCAATTGAATTGACATTCACAACGGGGAATTATTACATACCATATTTTGCGGAGGTGGCCACATCGTTCAACGTTGTTGTTACCGGTGGAACCGCAACCAGGACGAAAACGATCACGCCAACGGCGGCCAACACAATGCAGTTGATCAACATTTCGCCGTCCGCCATCAACGATGAATATCCCGGAAATTTCACAACATCATCAACCGGATATTCCGTCCAGGTGGGTTCAAAAACATACCAGGTGACAATTGTTTGTTCCGGGTTGTACAAAAATTACTTTGTGCATTTCCTCAATAAATGGGGCGGATATGAAACCATGATGTTCAACAAGGTATCGCGGAAAACATACGACATAGAACGGAAATCCTGGAAACAATTACCATACCGGGTGAGTTCATCCGGCGGCGTTTCCGTTTTGAATAATTACACCATGTACAAACAAACGACACAATTTGCCGGAAGATTCCGCGAAAAGTTGCGTTTGAACACGGATTGGTTGTCCGATGCACAATATCAATGGTTGGCGCAATTGGTTGCATCACCGGAAATATTTGTTGAGGATGACGGGGAATTGTTCCCGGTGAACATGTTGGCCAACAATTACGAATTCAAGGAACACATTGTGGATGGCATGGTGAATTTGATGATCGATGTTGATTTCGGGGCAACCTACAAAACACAATTCCAATGATCCAATTGTTCGTAGAAAAGCAACCGATTGATATCAACGATGCGTTCAGCACATTGTTGACAATGTCGATTGATGACATTAAGGATTTCGGCGCGAAAAACACAACGTTTTCGAAAACCATCATTTTACCAGGTACCAAAAACAACAACAAAGTTTTTGGAAATATATTCAACATCAACGCCCGGAACGATTACAATCCGGCGGCGTCAAACATCGGCGAAAATTTCAATCCGGCAATCGCGGCGGATGCCGTCATATTTGCCGACAACATGCAAGTGTTCAAAGGCGTGTTTCGAATCCTGGAAATCATTGTCGAGGATGGATTCATCGAATTTGAATGTGCAGTTTTCGGAACCCTGGGCGGTTTTGTTGCGGCCCTGGGGAATAAAAAGATTGAGGAACTTGATTTCAGCGCATACGATACGGCGTGGACATATGCCAACATTACGAATTCATGGAACACCATCGCCGGTTCCGGGTTGTTGTTTCCATTGGTAGATTTTGGCGCAGCGTCAAAAGATCCGGCCAGGTTCAAAATAGATTTTGAATTTGATACATTCCGGCCATCGTTTTACGTTCGTGAAATGTTGGAAAAGATGATCACGGCGTCCGGGTACACCTGGGATTTTCCGGCGTTGTCATCGGCGTTGTTCAATCGTTTGGTCATGCCAAACAACCAAAAAAACATTTATCGATTTGATTCATCGAGTTTTGCCGCAACGCCAAATTCAATAACATATCCGGTTCCTGGATTGGTTAAGTTTACAACAACGCAATTGGGGCCGTTTAGCGTCACACCTTCGAACGATACGTTCACATATGGCGGCGCGTCCGCAATAACGACCAATTTATCAATACAGATTTACGGCGAAATATTCGATCCGGCAACAACGTATTTTGATATATCGATCCGTAAAAATGGAACGATTTTGAATTCGCAGGGATATTCAACCGGGTATTTCCCATATGGTTTCACGGCGGTTTTGGATGTTGCAAACGTTACAATCAACCCGGCGGATTCGTTTGATATTTATGTCGTAACGGATGCAGGGGCAGGCATTGGCTATGATATAACCGGCGGATTGATCAGCGTTGAATTAAGTGTTGCCGGCCAGGTTTCGGTTGGATATGGCGACACAATCGCCGCAAATGATTGCATCCCAAAAGGTATTTTTCAAAAGGAATATTTTTCGACCATTTGTAAAATGTTCAATTTGTATGTTTTCGAGGATTACGAAACCGACAAAAAGTTGAAGGTTTTACCATTCGTCACATTTTATGAGGATGCCACATCCGTGGATTGGTCGTTGAAGGTTGACCGGTCGAAGCCGATGCGCATCAAACCGATGTCGGAATTAAATTCCCGTTACTACAATTATAAGTTCAAAACCGATAATGATTTCTTTTCGGAAAACTATCGCAAAAAATATAATGAAGGTTATGGCGATTATATTTTCGACACCGGTTATGAATTCGCAAAGGAAACAACATCCGTTGAATTGATTTTTGCCAATTCGGTTTTGACCAGGTTCAACGGAACCGACAAAACATTCCCGTCAATTTATAAATTGTCGAATTCAAACAACACGGAGGATCGAATGGATTCCGTGATCCGGATCATGCAGGCCAAAAAAATCACCGGGGTTGCGTCCTGGTCGATTAAGAACAACGGCACAACGTTGGGAACAACAACGGCGTACGGATATGTTGGCCATTTGGATGATCCGACAACGCCAACATTTGATCTATGTTTTGCGCCGCCATCCGAATTGTCATTCACAATTTCGAATTACACATCGAACAATTTGTTCAACAATTATTGGGATTCGTACATGGCTGAAATCACCGATAAGGATTCAAGGTTGTTGACATGTACCATGAAATTGGCGTTCAAAGACATTTATAAGTTGGATTTTTCCAGGTTGATTTGGATCGATGGCGTGTTGTACCGGTTGAATAAAATCACGGATTTCAACGCGACAAATGAGGATGTTTGTTCCGTGGAATTACTTAAAATTATTAATCGAATATACTGATGGCTGACAAAATAAAGATAAAAGCGGAGTTACAATACGACACATCCGGCGCGGAAAAATCGGCGAAAAGTGCGCAGGACGAAATAAGGAAAACCGGAAAGGCGGCGGAGGCCGCCGGTGAGGATGCCAAAAAGGGTGGCAGCGCATTTGGTGGATTGGGTACGGCGTTGAAAGGATTGGGAATTGTTTCAGTCGTTGAGGGGGCATTCGGAGTATTCAAGGAAACCCTGGGCAAAAACCAGGTGATCGCGGATTTGATGACAACCGCGATGAACTTTTTAACGCGTGCGTTCAGCGATTTAATTTCATTCCTACAAAAAAACGTTGGATCGGTCATTGAGTTTTTCAAAAGCATTTTTAGCGATCCAAAACAAGCCATCATGGATTTTGGCGATGCAATCAAAAACAATTTGATTGAACGTTTCAATTCATTGTTGGAGGTATTCGGGTATTTGGGAACGGCATTGAAAAACCTTTTCACCGGTGATTTTGACGCGGCCATTGAATCGGTCAAAAGCGCAGGCAAGGAAATGCTTGATGTTGCAACCGGCATCGATGACACATCCGGAATCATTGCGGACGCAGCGTCAGCCGTGGCGGATTACGCAACGGAAACATGGAACGCCGCCGCCGCGCAAACGGCAATGAATAATTCGGCGGAACTTGCCGCCGCCAATGCAGCGAAAAACGCAGCCATTCAAAAAAGATTGGCGGAGGAACAACGACAAATCCGTGACAATGAATTCGCATCCATTGCCGACCGATTGGCGGCCAATACAAAATTGGGTGAAATCCTCAATAAACAATTGGCGTTTGAATTGGAGGCGGCACAAAAAAGAGTTGAGGCGGCGCGTAATGAAGTCGATGCAACCAATGGAGGCAAGGAGGCAAAATTGGCATTGATCGCAGCGGAAACGGAATTGGAGGGAAAACGTGAGGAAATCGCCGGGCAAAGGTCGGAGCAAATCCAAAACGAACGATCATTGTTGAAAGAACAAATCGAAATGATCAAATCGGCAAAAGAGGCCGAAAACGTTTTAGCATTTGAAAGGCGCAAAGCAATTGCGGATTTGATCACGGATGAATTGGAAAAGGCGGAAACGTTGAACCAAATTCGCCAGGAGGAAAAAACGATTGAGTTGGCCAGGTTGCAGGCGAACATTGACGCAACAACCGCCGGAACGCAGGCGCGCGTTGATGCCGAAATCGCATTCAACGAACGCAAACAAGCGTTGGACATTGAGGATGCCGCGTACATGCAAGAGGTTGCCAATATCAAATTGGAACGCGAACAATCCGTTTTGGATCAGCGCGCAGAAAACGAACAATCGTTTTTCAACTTGAAACGCCAATTGTTGGACACGGAAAGGATGGACGCATTCAGTAAGGCCCAACGATTGATTGAGATTGCAAAAGAGGAGGCCAACGCGCAAATCAATGAATTGCATCGCAAACGTGATGCAGAGGTCGCAGCCGCCGAAAAGGCCGGCCTGGATTCGGTTCAAATAAAGCAAAAGTATGCAAACGAGGAAATGGCAATCAATACGGCGATTGCGATTTCGGAAAAGGATTTGGCAAAGGCAAAGATAAGCGCAGCCGTTGAAGCAGCGGACGCGGTCGCGGCATCATTGAACATGGCGGCGGATTTGTTGGGTAAAAATACGGCGGCCGGTAAAACGTTGGCCGTTGCATCCGCAACCATTTCGACATTTACATCGGCACAAAAAGCCTATGAATCAACAATCGGAGTTCCAATTGTTGGCCCGGTATTGGCACCAATTAGCGCAGGCCTGGCAGTTTTGGCCGGTATTGCAAACGTTCGTAAAATATTGGCCGTCCAGGTACCTGGGCAAAGCGGCGGAGGCGGAGGCATTCCAACGCCTGCAACGTTACCGGCACCGGTGAGGCCACAAACAATGACAACCGGATTGGATTCGGCATCCATCCAGGGGATTGGAAACGCGGCATCCGGTGGGGTGAATAGGGCGTTTGTTTTGGATTCGGACATCCGCAATAGTGAAGAACGCAATGTTCGTTTGCAAAGGGCGGCAAGATTAGGTTAATAAATAAAAAAATATAAAATGGAAAAATTACCGGTTTATGAAATGTTAATCGATGAAAATATGGATTCGGATTTGATGGTCGATTTCATCGCCCTGGTTGATCGTCCGGCCATCAAAAAGGATTTTGTGAAATTCAATGATCAAGAAATTGAATCAAATCAGTTTGTTCAAACATTTGCAATCCAGGACGAGGAAAAACGGATAATATCCGGGCCATTGATGATTGCAAATCAAAAAATTTTCCGGACGGATCCCGAATTGGGTGATTACGAGGTATTTTTTTCACCCGAAACAATAAAGAAAATCGCCATCAAAATGGCGAAAAAAGGATTTCACAACAATGTTAATTTGATGCACAACGCGGATATGAAGGTTCCAGGCGTGACATTGTTCGAGGTTTTCCAATCCGACAAAGCCAGGGGCATTCGTCCGATGAAAGGATTTGAAGATTTGGCGGATGGAACATTGTTTGGATCAATGTATGTCGAAAATCCGGTGGCGTGGCAGATGATCAAAGACGGGTTCATTAAGGGTTTTTCCGTTGAGGGCAATTTCGGAATGAAGAAAAAAGATCAGTATTTGGAACAATTCGAAAAAATAGTTGAGATTTTAAATTCAACAACCATTTAAAATCCGCCACAAACAAAAAAGAATTATCACATGAGCCCAAAAGAAGCAGTCGAAAAGATTCGCACAATGATATTTGGCGATGAAGAAAAGCAAGTCGCAACACCGGCACCATCGGAGCCGTTGAAGTTTGCAGAATACAAATTGAAATCCGGCGCGATTGTCGAAGTTGACAAAGTAGAGGTCGGCGGATCAGTTACATTGAACGGACAACCGGCACCGGATGGCGAACATGAGTTCGAAGATGGAACGAAAATCGTTGTTGTTGGTGGATTGATCAGCGAAGTAAAGAAACCCGAAGCCGCACCCGTTGTTGAGGTTGAAGTCGAGGCAATGAAAAAATTACCTGGAATGTTCAGCGAAATGGAGCAAGGTTTTGCGGCCGCAAAAACCGACATCGCCGAATTGAAATCAACCATTGACGAGCAAAAAAACACCATCGCGAAACAAGCGGAAACATTGAAACAAATGTTTCACCTGGTTGAAACCATCGCGAATTCATCCATTCAATCACCGGTTGAACCCGTGAAATCATTTGATGAATTGTCGCCGTTGGAAAAGTTCCGCGCACAAAAAACATTTTAATCATGGCGTTGAAAATAAAAGACGGGATCGAAATTTGGGCATATGGCAAAGGATCGAACCCGTTCACATCGGAATCGAAGTTGAGCCAGGAACAATTGGAACATTTGCAATCCAGGTTCCCGGACGACATCGAGGAAACCGAAACACAAGACAAGAAATCTTTAAAATCTAAAATAAAATAAGATGGCAATTTCAGCAAGTATAGTCGATCTGCGCGGTAAGGCCTATGAGCCAGTTTTGGAAGAATTGTTGTTTGAAAACAAAACCATTTCCGAAAATTTGGTTTCATTCGAAAGCGATGTGAAAAACGAAAGCATTTTCACAGAAAACACAAACATCGTATCATTGCAGGCGTTTTCATCCGGCGCGCCAACAAGCAACGGAACCATCACATTGGTTGACACCGCGGTGACACCAACAAAGGTGATGTTCTACCAGGAATTCGATCCAAACACATTGAGGCCATCAAGGTTCAAGCGCAGCATGAAGCCAGGCGCATGGGAAATGATGTCAACCGAATTCGAAAGGGTTGTGTTGGCAGCATACGGAAAAGAGGTTTCATTGGATGCAGAATCAAAATGGTGGAGTGGTATTTTGGCAGCGACCAAAACATCAATTGCAGGCCTTACACCAGGCACCGCAAACAACCAGGTTGGAGCCGCAGAACAAACATGGGCAGCCGCACAAACCGCCACACAATTTGACGGCGTTGTTGCAAAAATGATCTACAACAACGGCGCATTGGGAACACGCGTTAAAGTTGCCGGAACTACCATTTCAAGTTCAAACGTGGCTACCGAATACGGCAAAGTATACGCCGCAATCCCGGCCGTTGTTTTGGCACAAACCGAAAAGCCGTATTTGTATGCACCATATTCGCACAAACAATTCATTAACATTTTCAATGTTAGTGCAACGTATCGCGATTTGTTCAGCGTTGACATCAAAGCCGATAAATATTTCTACAACGGAATCGAAATCAAATTCGTTCCCGTTCCGGAAAATTGTATCATCGCCGCGTTGCCATCAAATTTGATTTGGTGTACTGACCTGGTGGCCGACATCAACAAAATGGAAATCAACAAGATTGCCAACAATCGCGAGGACATGTTCGTGAAACACATTTTCACCATCGCCGCGCATGTTGCCCGTCAAGCAAACAACGTTTTGTACCTGGGATAAATAATAACGGGCGGATGAATTAATCCGCCCTAACTTATTGTTTTTGAGGTATTAACACATAATAAAAATTTTTAATATGCCATGTAGTTTAACGCAGGGTTACAACCTTGATTGCCGGTTCAATTACGGCGGTGTAAAAGAGGTTTACGTTATCGAATTCGAAAACGTTTCCGCGATTACCGAAACCGCCGGAGTGATCAGCGCAATCACAAAGGTTGCAACAAAGACATTCAAGAAATATAATTTGATCGCGCACACCGCCGAAGCCGATGAGGCATATGCAGGCAACCGCGAAATGGGTACATTGTCAAACAAACAAACCATCAAATTTCCTATCAACAAAATGACAACCGCCGTGCGCAACGAATTGATGTTGTTGGCACAAAATAGGTTGATTTTTGTTTATGTTGACGAAAACGGAACCGGTTGGATGTATGGCCGTGAATACGGATTGATGATGGACACCCTGGCAGCAAAAACCGGAAAGGTTTTGGCCGATCGTAACGGGTACGAATTATCGTTCAGCGGTGACGAGAAAAACCTGGCCTATGAGGTGAGTTCAACCGCCCTGGGTACATTGACAACATAATTTCATGTTGTGGGTTGCACATGATACAACGAGGGGCCGCCGTTAATTTGGCGGCCTTTTTTATTTCAACAAACGAACGTTTTTTGCCACAATGGGAATATGATCGTTTACACAATAGGACAACAATCGGAAACAATCGTCACGTTGAATGAATCAACGAGATTGACGAATCCGTTTTATTTGTTTGTGTTCACGAATGTTTCCACAAAGGTTGAGTACAAAATCATTGTTGATTCCGCGTCCGATACAAGCGAATTTCCGGAACGCGCGAACATTTATCAATTCAACACCATCACATTATTTTCAACTGCGCAGGCCGGCCAATATAGTTATGAAGTATTCGAACAACAAAGTTCGGTGAACACGAATCCATCCGGGTTGAACCTGGTTGAATGTGGCAAAATGTTATTGAACCCGGCGGCGAATTTAATACAACAAGGATATGAACCCGAAACGACATACAAAGGCTATGCAGGATAAACAATCCGATGGCGACATTATGGAGGTCGGATCGATGCAATTTGCCGATTCACGCATCCCGTTGATGGAAATCAAACGCGGATTGTCATTTGTTCCATTTGGTGATCGAAACGATTATCCAACATATTTGTTGTGGCTATACAACAAGTCAGCAAAACACAACGCGATCATCAATGGTAAATGTGTTTACATCCTGGGCAATGGATTGACAACCGATTCGGAGCCAGGCAAATTGTTTTTGCAGAAAGCCAACGAAAAACAATCCTGGGATCAGTTGATGAAATTGGCATGTTTGGACATCGAAAATTTCGGCGGAGTTTATTTCCAGGTGATTCCAAAACTTGCCGGTGGGTTCAACATTTATCATATGTCATATGATCGTATTCGGACGAACGAAACAAACGATCGGTTTTACTATCGCAAAAAATGGAACAATACATGGGAGCAACCCGAAAGCGAATTCCCGGCGTTTCATCCAACATGCACAACATCGTCCATTTTTTATTTCAAAGAATATCGTTGCGGGAAAAATCCATATGCGTTGCCGTCATGGGTGGCCGCCTGCAATTGGGTTGAATCCGACATTGAGGTTTCCAGGCATACGTTGACGAATGCGAAAACCGGATTCAGCGCGTCCAAATTTATAAATTTCTACAACGGCGAACCGGACGAGGATAAAAAACGCAGGATCACGGCCAGGATGGAAAACGCCGCGACCGGGGCGGAGGGCAAAAAATTGTTGATTGCGTTCAACAACGATCCGGCAAAAAAGCCAACGATTGACGACCTGGGCCAATCCGATTTGACAAAGGAAAATTTCGGCGCAATTGATGCGTTGATCACGGGCAATATTTATTCGGGCCATAACATAACACATCCCCTGCTTTTTGGAATTCAACAAGAGGGCAAGTTGGGCAATTCAAGCGAATTGAAAACGGCATATGAGATTTTCAAAAATACATATGTCACGCACAAACAAAAGCAGATTGAGGAAATTGTCGGATATTTTTCCGGCATTGCCAACGTACCGGCGGAATATAGATTGAAGGATGTTGAACCGGTGGGCATGGAACTTGATCCGGTGCAGTTTAAGGAACTTTTGCCGAAGGAATGGATATTGGAAAAGTTTGGAATTGATCCGGCAAAATACGGCATCCCAACGGCCACAAACAACGTTCAGCCGGAAATGATGGGCAATGAAACATTGGTGAAATTGTCCGGCCGTCAACAACAAAACCTCATGAGGATCGTTCGTTTGTTCAGCCAGGGCAAGTTGACAAAGGGCCAGGCATCAATACAATTGTCGGCCTATGGTTTCACCGATGACCAAATCAATCAATACCTGGGCATTGATGACAATCCAATGACGGCGGATGAACAATTCGCGGAGGATTCCGATGAATTCATCGCCATCATGTTTGAACAATATGGTGAGGATCGCGAACAATACAACATCCTAAAATCCGAAGTTTACACCGGCCAGGATGACGATTTCAAAATGTCATTTGCCGCCGTTACGGAATTCACGGAACGTGAGGCGAAAATATTGGAGTTGTTAAAGAAACAACCGGATTTGTCGAATAGGCAAGTTGCGGAGGCGTTGAAATACGAATTGCAAGTCGTTGACACCATCGTTGAGGATATGGTAAAACGTGAAATCATTTCCGCCGTTGTTAAAGGTGGGAACGTGATCCGCAAAATCAATGAAAGGTTGCCGGCCCAAACATTGCCGGAAATCAAAGTTTTGTACACCTATGAAAAACGTGACGATGTTTCCGGGCCAACATTGATTCCAACATCCAGGCCGTTTTGTCGCCGGATGGTTCAATTAAGCGAATCACGCATGTTCAGCCGCCAGGACATTCAAAAATTGTCGGAACGTTTGGGGTATTCGGTATTCACCAGGGCCGGCGGATTTTGGAACAACAACGGAACGATTGAGTTCCATTGCCGCCATGCCTGGATGAAAAATGTTGTAATTAAGAAAAAATAAAACAATGGCTACAATTACATATTTGATTTTGCCATCCGTCATAAAGGAACGCATGTCGTTACATGACAACATCGATGACAAATTGATATATCCGGAAATCAAAGCGGTTCAAGATTTATACATCATGCCGATCCTGGGATCAACTTTGTTCAATAAAATCCTGGCAGACATTGCCGCCAATACATTGGCCGGAAATTACAAGGATTTGGTTGACAATTACATCGTTGAATGTTGTTGCAATTACGTGATGGCGGAATTGCCGGAGGGGTTGAATTATCAATATTGGAACAAAGGCGTTTCACAAAAAATCGTTGACAATGCAACACAACCGACCATGTCGGAAATGTATTCCATTGTTGCCAAATACAAATCCAGGGCGGAGCATTACGGAAAAATGCTGCGCAATTATTTGATTGAATACGCGGATGATTATTTCCCGGAATATTTGAACTTTGTTTCCGGTGTTGATGTCGTCCATCCGGAACGCGCATCATATACATCACCCATTTATTTGGGCGATGAAACTGAAATTCCGCGCGATGATTATTCATTAAATAAGCGTCCGCCGGCCGGGTACAATTCCAATGATCCATATTATATTTGATGCCTAAAAACACATCCAAAAAAAACGAAAAAAAATTGCGTTTATTTTTAGCGCAACAAGATAAAAAAAATGACATTAAAACAAGTCATACAAAGATTAACGGAGTTAGCGGAAAGCCACAAACAAATTAACCATTTTTTCATCGGAGGATTCGATGAATTTTTGGATGATGCGGATGTTGTTTATCCGGCGTTGTTTTGTGAGTTGAAACCAAATTCGACAATATCATTGACGAATAGGGTTGCGAATTTCAATTTCACATTTCATTTTTTTGATCTCATGGACATTGCCAATAGGTCATTGCAAAATGAATGGGAAGTCAAATCGGATATGTTGTCGGTGGCGATGGATTACATTGCATTGTTAAAGGATCAAGAATATACGGAATGGGAGGTTGAGGATGAATATGAAATGCAAATTCGCGATTATGAATTGCAGGATTTGACGGCAGGCGTTTCCGTTGATGTTACAATCGGAGTTCGATTTGATGCCAACAAATGCCAGGCCGTTGTTGATTCGGGCAATTTCCTTTTGTGGAATGACAATGATATATTTTTGATAAATGATACTGAAAAACTAATTTATGGCGAATAAAAAAATTAATCAATTAGATGCCAGGGTTGGCGCGGCGTTGACCGATTTAATGTTGATTGGCGATCCAACAACCGGCACATCATATAAATTAACCGCAACGGATTTAAAAACATTATTGAATGGCGTTCCATATACCGGAGCCACAACCAATGTTGACCTGGGCGAATATGGAATTTCCGGAGGATATTTCCAGGCGGATTTGACACCGACATTGACCGGCGGAGTTGGCCGAATGATTTGGAACGATACGGACGGAACAATGAACCTGGGATTGAAGGGCGGAAACGTTACGTTGAAAATTGGTCAAAATCAATATGCCCGTGTTGTAAATGGTACCGGCGGAGCAGTTACGGCGGCCAATTACCAGGTTGTAAAAGTTACCGGCGCGCAGGGCCAACGACTGCAAATCAATTTAGCGCAGGCAAACAATGACGCAAATTCAACCGATACATTGGGCATGATTTCCGAAAATATCGCCGACAATCAACCAGGATTCATTTGTACATCCGGATTGATTGAGGGCATCAATACAACCGGAGCATTGCAGGGGGAAACGTGGATTGATGGAAACATTTTGTATTTATCGCCAACAACACCTGGAGCCATTACAAATGTGAAACCGATTGCGCCGAACCATTCCGTCATTGTCGGATTCGTTGTTTATGCGCATGCAAACAACGGAAAAATTTTTACGAAAATTGACAACGGGTATGAGGTCGGCGAATTACATGATTGCTATTTGCCATCACCAAACAATGGCGATACAATTGTTTGGAATTCGACAACATTGAGATACGAAAATCAGCCATTGCCAACATCAGCATCATTTGCGTCAACATTATTTAACTATTATAATTTTATTTAACATGAACTACATTGCACCCGATGGGCATGTGATCGTAAGCGATCCAAACGGCCCGGTCAGTTATGATTGTCCACAAACCGGAATGGTTGAAGGAACTTTTGAATCGTTGGAAACGACATACAAAAACAACCAATACGGAATCCAACAAATCCACATTACGCGCGTTGTTGATTTCGATTCGGTTTTGATTACGATTCGTGAATCAACGGATGCAGAATTGCAGGCCTATCTCGATTCATTGATCCCGGTAATTCCGGAACCCGTTGTTCCAATTGTTGACAATACCATTGATCCATCTTTAAACTAATTAAAAAATAATAACATGCCTGCAAATACATCGCCAATTTTTACATTGACACCGAAGGCCGCAACGGCCAGGATTTCCGCCGCCAATACTGCGCGTGATGGATCCGGCGCATTGGTTACATTATTCACATCCGGGGCCAATGGTTCCCGTGTTGATTTCATTACGTTCACATCGAGCCAGGCAACGGCCGCGGCAAGTTCCGCGCGCGTTCAACGCGTGTTCCTATCGGATGAATCCGGATTGAATCCGCGTTTGATTTCGGAGGTTGTATTGTCAGCCGTAACGGCATCAACAACCGCGATTGGAGCAACGGCAACGATAACATTCACAAACGGCTTAATCATAAACGCCGGACAAATTGTTAGCGTTGCGCAATCCGTTTATGGTGGCGCGGCGGACGGAACCGATGTTGTTTTGAGAGGTGGAAATTTTTAAATTTTAATCATGTTTGGATTCCCGGTAAACTTGCAAGATAGTGGCGTTCAAAAATTAACGAATGACGCGGATAATGGATTTCCCAAAATACAACAACGGGAAATCTTTTATTCCGTTCGTGATGGTAGTTATACCGATCAAGGTATATGGCAAACTGCAAGTGGCCGTGTTGGATTATTGCCAACAATAAACGATGATGTTTATATTCGACATGATGTTGGAATTTTTGGTCTTGAAAATACATATCGTGTTAATAATTTAAACATATCAAATCGTTTATCAATTAGGCCGAATATTGGTTCTGTTATTTCAATTGAAGTTTATTCGAGTTTAAATGGAAATGGAATTTTAGATATTGCAGCAATTTCATCCGGGGCTTATTTAAAATTGTATGGCGATAATAATTTTGTACAAACAATTGTTCAAAATGCAGGTTCAACAATTGATTATGCAAAAAATGGTAATCAATCATTGATGGACATTCAATATCAAAATTTATATTTTAGTGGTAGAGGTATCAAAACACCTAAAAACAATTTAGTTGTTTTGAATGAATTTAGAATGATAGGGACATCACAATTTTTGGAATTATCATATTTTGATTTATCGGTTTTTGGTTCTACTGCGATTAATAGTGGGAATTTATTAACCAAATCGCATTTTGGAAATGTTCTATTTGCCGGGGGTGTAAATATTGGAACCATTACACCAAAAATTGATTTTTCACAAGGCAATCCAAATGTTGAATGTAGGGGCGGAATATTTACCGGCGTTTCAAATGGTGGTGATGAAATAAAAACCGGTACGGGAACATGGCGATTCACAACAAACAATCAATCAATAACATCATGGAATTATTCAATAAATTGGGATGCTCCAATTTTGATTGATAATATAACATTGACATTACAAGGGCAAGCCGGTGCTGAAGGCGGATTGACTATAAATGCTCCAATCAATGGAACAACCGGATCAAGTCAATTATTAATGGGCGCAACCGGAGTTTTATATTTTAATACATTGTCATCAGTCGCATCAATGACAACCGGTATTTGGAATTTTACAACAAATGTAAATACGATCGGTTACACGGGAAATTATACGGCAACAATACCATCGTATTTTACAACATTCCGCAACCTTACCATTGCCGGAACGGGAACAAAATCGTTTGGAGTTAACACAACGATAAATAGTTCCTTATTTGTTTTTTCGGGTGGTACACTTGATTTTTCAAGTTACAATGTTGATGTAATCGGTACAACTACAATCGGAGCAACTACAACAATTAGAACGGGAACAATAAACAAAACCGGGCCAGGCAATGTTATTTTTAGAGGGGAATTAATACTTTCAAATTCAGCACAACCAAAACTTGATTTTAGCGGAGGTAATCCATCGGTTGAATTGAGAGGTGGTATAAGTTATGGAAACGGAAATGATCCATTGAATACCGGAACCGGAACATGGACATTCACAACAAACAATCAGTCGATTTATCATTCATCGGGATCTGGGCCGGTAGTAACTTTCAATTGTCCGATATTAATATCCGGCGCGATAACATTATCGAACTTAACAAATGGCGTTTCACCGAGTGTTGTATTATTTAATAATTCGGTGAATGGCAACAATGCAAGCAGTACATTTGTAAATAGACATGTTATTTATCTTAACAACGCATCAACTGCGTTATTAATGACAACCGGAATATTTGATATTACATCATTTGCAAATGAAGTTCGTTATACATTTACCGGTAATTATACAATACCATATTCAGAGTTTTCATCTTTATCAGTAAGCGCAACGGGTACAAAAACATTGTCGGTAAACACTACATTGTCCGGTAATTTATTTGTTTCAAGTGCCGGAATTCTTGAAGCATCAACATTTAATTTGTCAGTAACCGGAACAACAACAACACAAAGCGCCGGTTCATTATCCAAAAATGGGGCCGGGAATTTGTTGTTTGTTGGGTTGTTGTTTTCAAGTGTAAATTTCACCGGTAATCCATCGGTTGAATTAAGAGGCGGAATGAGTTACGGAAACCAAACAATAAACACCGGAACGGGTACATGGACATTTACAACGAATAATCAAACATTGGCCAATGTTGTTGGGAACGCATACACGCCGACATTTAGTTGTTCAATATTGATTTCGGGAATTACTTTAACAACAACAAACGATGCGTTTGCGCAAACATTAATCATTGCCGGTGTTTTGAACGGAACAAATGGATCAAGTATTTTTAGAATGGGAACGGGGAACACACCAATTGTAAATTATCAATCCGCAACGCAACCGATGGCAACGGGGATATTGGATACATCAACGAATTTGAATACCTGGATTTATGGAAACGCAAACCAGGACATCAAAGGTTTACCGACAACATCGCCAAAACAAGTTTATCGCAATTTGACATTGAACGGCGGCGGAACGAAAACGTTGCAAGGTTTTGTCAGCGTATTAAACACATACACATTGACATCACCGGCAACATTGGCAAACAACGGATTCACACTAACAAACCCATAACATGGCCGGTATATTATTAACAAATATAACAACAACCGGCATTGATAACGCAGTACCGGAAACGCGCACATTGACCATTGGCGGCGTTACCTATGATCTTTCGCAAAATAGAACATGGGCCGGTGGCGGCGGTGGCGTCACATCCGTTGATATGTCCGTTCCAACGGGATTATCGATTTCGGGAAATCCGATCACAACATCCGGAACGTTGGCGTTGACATACGCCGCCGGGTATTCAATCCCATTGAACACGAAACAATCCAATTGGGATGACGCGTACACCTGGGTTGCAGCGTTCCCAACACAATCCGGAAACGCAGGCAAATACCTAACAACGAACGGATCAATTTTATCCTGGGCATCCGTTAGCGGAGGCGTTACCGATGGCGACAAGGGCGACATATCCGTGACGGGTTCCGGTGCGACATGGACAATTGATTCGGCGGTTGTTTCATATGCAAAGATTCAAAACGTTGCGGCCAATTCATTTTTGGCAAACATAACCGGATCGGCGGCATCGGTTCAAGAGGTGGCAACGGATCGGATTCCGTTGTTTGGTTCATCAATAACCGGAACGCCATCCGCCACAACGTTTTTGCGTGGTGATGGATCATGGCAGACGCCGGCCGGTGGCAGCGCATCACCAGGAGGCGCAACGGGCGAGGTTCAATACAACAATGGAGGTGTATTCGCCGGGGCGGCAAACGTTGAAATCGATGGCGGTGATTTGACATTGGTTGACGCCGGATTCCCGGCATCGCCGGCGGCCGGTCGAACAAAGGTTTTCACGGATTCGATGGCCACACGCCGCCTGGTTGGATCAGTTGATTCAGCCGGAAACCATTTTGATTTTCAACCGGCGTTGTTCAATTCAACAACATACATGTGGTTGGCCGGTACCGGCACAACGTTGGCAATCAATTGGGGAACATCATTCACGGCCAGGAACAACGGAACAAACGCCGCGCAGGCGCACCCAATTCGAAACAATTTATCCGCGATCAATTCAATGAACCGAGCGACATTTTCAACCGGCACAACAACGACCGGAGCATCCGGCGTTCAAGCATCCGCGACAAACGCATGGCGTGGAAGTTCCGCCGGGTTGGGTGGGTTTTTCTTTTTTTCGAGATTTGCCGTTGAGGCTCGAAGCGGAACACATCGTTTATTTGTTGGATTGAGTGCAAACAACGCAACGTTGAACGCGCAGCCATCAACACTAAATGATACATTGGGGATTGGGTTGGATAGTGCGGACACGAATTTACAATTCATGATTCGGAACACGTCCGTAACAACCAGAATCGATACAACGATCGCCGTTGATACAACAACGATTTACGATTTTTACATGTACTGCGAACCGAATGGATCAACAATTTATTTTGAATTACGAAACGCGGTAACAAATGCCGTATTGAAAAATTCGCAGGAAACCTCAAACTTGCCGGCGAACACCGCGTTTTTTTACATGCAGGCGCACATTCAAAGCGTCACCGGAACAACGGCCAAATTGTTGGCCCTTAATCGAATGTACCTGGAATCAAATTTATAACATGGCAACAATTACAAAATACATAATCCGTGACGCAACGAATGATTTGTTTTATACCGAAGATCATTCAAAACCATTGTCGGATCGTTGGACGCCTAATTTCAACAATGCGCATTTATTTGCCACATTGGTTGACGCGGAAACGGAAATCGATTTGGAGGAATACATCAACACATCGTTTTTTGTGCAACCGGTAACCATAAAACAATAACATGGAATTGATGGAAATGAAGGCCCGTGCATACGATTTGATCGCCAGGATCGAGTTGATGCAAAGGGAATTGAAAAAACTGAATGACGAAATTTTAAAAAAAATGAACCAGGATGAAAGCAAGTCCGATCACCTTTGAGCAATTCAGTAAAGATCCGGTAAAGGGATTTTTATTCATTACGTTGTTTGCCATTGGGTATTTGTACGTTGACCAAAAATTGCAGTACACGGAACAAATCGAAAAGCAGGGGCAGAAAATTGAAAACCTTGAAATCAAAATCGATGCGTTGAGCATGCAGTTAAAACGATCGGATTCAATGTTAGCAGCCACAACGGCAAAACTTTTGACATTGCGTGAATTGGGGGCCATCAAATGAGATACATTTTTGCAATATTGTTTTTGTTGAGTTGTTCAAAAGGCAAACAATCAACGATTATCGTTGATGAATACGATTCAATATTGCAAATGTCAATTGAACGAACCGACACAATTCAAACGTTGATTCCAAAAGTTGATCATGTGATCCACATCAAGGAACAAAAAAACGCCGCGGATTTGCGCGCGTTTAAATTGTTGAGGGATTCGGCAAAGGTTGTGAAAACGATCATCATTCATGACACGATCATCATAAAAGAAAAAACCAATTTTTGGGGCCGGAAACGAGTGACAACCGATTCCATTCAATCAATTGATTCAACCGAATATGAAAAAGGCAATTAATTTTTTCGCCGGATTCGTTGCAGAAAATGGCCAGGCAAGTTCGAAACGTTTGGTTGGGGTGATGTGCGCCGGTTTCCTTTGTTGGACATTATACGCAAACCATACTGAAAACACCGATCCATCGGAGGCCCTGGTATATTCGGTGGCATCCCTGGCATTTGCGGCGTTGGGATTAACATCGGCGGAAAAGATATTCAAAAAACCAAACGATGAAAATAAAGATTGATCCCGTCAACATCATTTTGGTGGCGTTGATTGCATTGTTTTTGTTGTTGTGGTTGGCCTCATGTAATCCGGTGAAACAAGTGTTGCGCGATCAAAACAAATTGGATGCCGTGGCAAAGGTTGTCGTTGCCGGTGGGTATTGCGCAAACGACACAACATTCATCGTAAAATCGGACACAACCATCCAGGTGGACACCTTGATCCAAAACGACACAACGATCCAGGTTGAAACCAGGAACGACACAACATATTTGACGCGATTAAAATACCGGGATATTATAAAATCAATCACCATCCATGACACCATCAAATCGGTTGTTGTGGACAATGCGCGTTTGAACTTAATCCAGGGCGAATTGGCGGCCCAAAAGTTGCAAACGATGGAATGGCAAGGCAAGGCGCAAAAGCGCGGTTTTTGGCTTATCCTGGTCGCCGTGGCGATTGCATTCCTGGCATATTTAAGATACAAGAAATGAAACGGATTTTTGAATTGTTGAACCGAATCAATGAGGTATTAATCAAAAACATTTATAAGCGATGAAATTATCGGAACATTTGGATTTGTCGGAGGTTGTCCGGTCGGAATCAGCAAAACGAAAAGGAATTTCAAACATGCCAACGGCGGAACACATCGCCAATTTTAAGGTGTTGGCCGAAAAGATATTTGAACCAATACGGGTTCATTTTCGTTGTCCGATCATCATTTCATCCGGGTACCGGTCAAAGGAATTGAACGCAGCCATTGGAGGTTCCGCCACATCGCAGCATTGCAGCGGTGAGGCAATCGACATTGACATGGACGGAACGCCACACGGCGTTACCAATCGAATGGTTTTTGATTACATCAAAGACAACCTAAATTTCGACCAATTGATATTTGAATTTGGAACGCCGGAAAATCCGGATTGGGTTCATGTTTCATATGAAACAAACGGAACGCAGCGCAAACAAATATTGAGGGCGGCCAGGATCAACGGGAAAACGATTTATTCAAAATACTAAAAATGGGAAATGTTCGTTGAATCTTTGCGTTTCGCCCGTTTCATTTTGTCATAGGCGGCCCGGCATTTTTTACATTTATTTTCCCGGAGGTCGTTCATCATGGGGTTGGATGGGAATTCATCACGCGATTTCGTTTCCTTGCAATATTTACAAAATTTCAATGACATACGATTTGATTTGATGGGTTGACATTATTCGGATCAATTCGAGTTCAGCAGGGCCGATTTGGTTTTCCAGGTAAAACAACGAATGATTCAATTGTGAAACGAACACGTTTTGTTTGGTACCGGCAACGTATTGATGGCAAAAAAACAAAATATTTCCGGAAAATGTCCGGCATTTTAAAACATACTTTTTCATACGATACGCGTTTTGTCCGGGTTCAATCCTTTGTCGTTGAAACGTTCGAATTCGTATTTCGGGAAAAACCGATCAAACGATTGTTCATGTTGCCAAAATCCTGGGAACATTTCAAAAAACCATTTTCCGCCCTGGATGCGCCAACGAACATTTTTCCTGCGTTCGTTTTTTTCGATGTATTCGGTGATTGAATGAGTTGTGATCATTTGAATGGTTTTTTCATGAGGAAATATAATTCATTTGCGATGTAGAAACAAACGGCCAACGGAACCGAAATCGTAAAAAAGAAAATCAAATCAATGATGAATTCAATGTTTTTTTTCATGTTGTGAATATTCCGATTATGAAAATTGCGATCATGGCAGCCAGGAACCCGGCAACAAAACCATGTTGAAAATTACGATTGTTCATCGACCTCGATTTTGATTTGTTTCCCATCGATAAGATCATCAATAACCAATTCCAACAAATCCCGTTGAGCCGGAGCCAGGAGGGAAATCCGTTCCATGATGGCGCGATATGTCAGCGGATCGGATGCAATTTCCGTTTTGATGCCATCCCGGATTTCATCATTGAAATACGGATATGTTGAAATGTCGCGGAGGATCCATTTGATTTTTTTGGAATAGCCTTCGAACAAAACGGCGGCCCTGGAGCCTGGAGCCTGGCGGACGATGTCGTCCATGTATTCAGCGCAAATGCGCAGGTGATGAATTGAGGTGATGAAATTAGATACCATTTTCAAGCGTTTGATTGTCCGGTAAAATTATGGATTTAATATAACCGGCGGCGCGGAATGCTTCAACGCAATCCTTGACAACGGCAACCGCCGCGCCGGAATATATCATGGCGTCTATCAATTCACCGAGCAATCGGTGGCGTTCAATTGTGTTCATTTCGGGCCATTTAGGCAAAAGCATTTCGGACATGTTGATTGATTTAAGGTTGTGATTGTGTAGATGGATCGGCACAAACGGCACCGAATCCACATTGCTATGATTTTAGCCATTTAAAAATTTTTCAATGATTTCGCTATCTTGAGGCGTTGCGGTGATTTCCGGCAATGTAAAGCATTCAAAGCGGTTCGATTCATTGCTGAACCAAAACACGCAAAACCCGGAGGATATAAATTCGCCAACAACCGGGGCGAATGTTTCATGTGGAACATCGGACGGAAACAATATCGGCCCGGTTTTATTGATTATATATTTCATCATGTTCAAAGATTTCAATTTGGTATTCAAAAAATGTTTTTCTTGGTTCCTGGGGGATGGGATTCGATTCACGGATGAAATTTCCGAATCGTTCCATTTGCCATTGTTCGTACGGCGTTACCGGCAAAACTGATCCTGGAGTTGTCCAACGATCCAAAGCAGAGTTAAAATGAACATCCATGTGAGAATTGTTTTTGGTTTCATAAATTGATTTTGAGGGTTGAAAATGGGGCCGGGTGTTCCGGCCCTGGTTATTTATTTGCAGCATTTTTTGCAAGTCACTTGATCATTTGCCATTTCCAAATTAGACGACAATCCACTTTTATATGATTGTGATCCGCAAGCACTTGACAAAGATATTATGACATTTTCGCCATTGATATTAATATAAGACGCCGTGAACTTATGGGTTTTTTTCCCGGCAATACCGATATATCCGTAGGCGATATATTCGCCGCCATTGTTTGATTTAATATATTCAATAAAAGATTGGCCTTCAATTACATCCGGGATCATGTCTTTTCTGTTTTTGAATCTCAAATTTGTTGTGTTCATGTGTTGTGGTTTAGATTTCAAAGATAAGGAAAAAACAATATCACGAAACATTTTTAAAAATATTTTTTATTTTATTTTTTTATTCCGTTTTTACCTATATTTGCATCAAATCAAAACACAATCAAATGGAAAAAATGAAACCAGGTCGAAAGAAAATCCCGGTTGATCAACGCGTGAAGTTGGTCAGCGCATACCTTCGAGATGACGACAAAGCGGCCATCGTCAAAAAATACGGATCACTTACAAAGGCCGTGAAATTATTAATCATCCCGTCATTATTTCGTTAATCATATAAAACCCACAACATGAATCAAATCGTAAAAAGCGCAGCCGATGCGCTAACAATCGGCGAAACATTCCACAAATCCGGAATGTTCAGCGACATCAAATCAGCACAACAAGCCGTTGTGAAAATCATGGCAGGCGCAGAAATGGGAATCAGTCCATTCGCGGCCATGTCCGGAATCCATATCATCCAGGGGAAACCGACCATTGGGGCCGGGTTGATGGCAGCCAGGGTGAAGGGATTCGGCAAATATGACTATCGCGTTTTGGAACACACCGACAAAGTTTGTTCAATCGAATTCGGTGAAAAGGTACCAGGCGGATTGAAATCATTGGGAACATCCACATTCACCATTGAGGATGCAAAAAAGGCCGGAACCAAAAACATTGATCGTTTCCCGAAAAACATGTTGTTTGCCAGGGCAATGAGTAACGGCGTCAAATGGTACACGCCGGACATTTACGAATCGCCGGTGTATGTTCCGGAGGAAATGGAATCCGTGATTGAAGAAACAACCGCGGAAGTTGTGGAAACACCGAAATCATCCAAACGCATTTTGACGCCGGAGCAATTCGAAAAACTTTGCGCAGGCATCGAGGCCGGACAAATGGCGACCGGTTCCGAATTGACATTGTACCAATGGGCAATTGAATACATCGAGTTGACCGATGGCCAACGCCTGCAAATCGATGTTG